GCATCGTCTGCTATTTTTGCTGTCGTAATATTACTGTCTACAATAGAAGTAGTTACAACTGCACTAGCTGCTAATTGATCAGCACCTACTGCATCATCAGCTATTTTAGCTTGTGTAACAGCATCATCTGCTATTTTAGCTGTAGTAACATTATCATCTAAAATAGAAGCAGTTACAACTGCATTAGCTGCTAGTTGATCAGCACCTACTGCGTCATCTGCTATCTTAGCTTGAGTAACAGCATCAGCGGCTATTTTAGCTGTCGTAACATTATCATCTACAATAGAAGCAGTTACAACTGCACTAGCTGCTAGTTGATCAGCGCCTACTGCGTCATCTGCTATTTTAGCTTGAGTAACATTGTCGTTTAAAATAGAAGCAGTTACAACTGCATTAGCTGCTAACTCATCAGCACCTACTGCGTCATCAGCTAACATAGCATTTTCTACTGCACCATTAGCAATAGTAACTGCACCACTTGAAGCCATAGTAACGTCACCAGATACAGCTACAGGATTATAGTTAGTACCATCACCTACTAGCAAATGCCCTGCCGTGTTAGTAGCCATAATAAGATCATCACCAGATATAGTAAGATCGCCTGTAACAGTCATGTTACCTGCCGCTACAACACGCCCAGCATCAGACATATCTAATGTTAGTGAGGTAACTCCAGCACCACCGTCATTACCTTTGAAAATAATATCTTTATCAGATACTTTAGATTCTAGTATGACATCACTACTACTATTATGTACACGTAACATTTCTGTACCATCATCTTCGTATATAATGCCACTAGATGCTGTACCTGCATCTAACGTAATACCACCAGCAGATTCTAGATTAATAGAGTCTACTGCAGTACCATCAGATACTATATCTAAATCGCCATCTGCGTTAGAGTGTATAAAAGTACCAGTATCATTAAAAAGAAGTTTCTCTGTACCGTTTAATAAAACATCATCAGTAAACTTAAAGTGGTCTTCATCTTCCATCCACGTAAGAACACCATCATTTGTCTCACCATCAAATGTAACTACTACGTCAGTTCCTGCAGTACCTGCTCCAAATGTTATAGCATGAGAAACTAATGAAGAAATAGCTCCACCGTTACCTGCTGTACCATCATGTGTGTGTCCTGTTGTACCAAAGGCTGTTACTAATGCGTCAAATTCATCATTAGAATCTGCTGCTGCGATTGTATCACCTGTAGCAAAGGTACTTACTCTTGTTGCATAACCTGTCATTTTACATTCTAGCTCCCGGTGTAAATTCTAATTCAAAACCTTTAAGTGTTATAGGTGCATTAATACTTGTGTCTTCTAATCTAACTACTACAGTAAAACCACTACCCTCTACAGATTGTCTAACGATAGGCATACCTTCTGCGTCATATACTGCTGAACCATACAGACTACTGCCGTAGATAGCAGCGGTATCGGCTGTAGTAAGATTGTATGCTAATGGTTGAGGAGTTGCAGCATCTTCAAAGTCATATTTAACAAATAGGCTAACATCAACAGACCCTTCAGGATCATAGTTTACGTTGATGCGCTGCATAATTTTACGTATACCTGCATCACCCATAGTCAAATCAGGAGAGCGATATATAGCTTTCATTGCTGTTCCAGCAAAACTATTACCTGTTTCTTGTAGATAAACGTAGCCATCATAACCACCGTGTACTATTTGCTCTACTCCTGAGATAAATCCTGAAACACAACAAGAAGGTTTTATACCTCTTATGTCGCTGTACTCCCAACCTACTTGTCCTGAAGGATTAGCTTTTAATACACCAATAATGCCTTTTGCGGCTGAAGTTGAGCCTCCGTCTTTAGGATAAAACAAACGATACTGGCTTTTACTACGTATAATAACAGAGGATATCTTTTCAAAACCTATATCACTTATACGATCTTGTATTTGCTTAGAGACTGTGCCTAACTCTACGTCACCAATACGTGCTGTACCTGCAATAGTACGTAGACCATCAGGTGCTAGAAAGATAACATCGCCACCTATTTCCTGCACACTAAAAGCATCGGAACAACCAACGTTGCGAGATACAGGAGCTATAACAAAATCTGCTAAAGCGTTACCTGTTAACTTGTAGATACGATCTTCACAAAATATAATTAAAGAGTCACGAAAAGATTTTAAAGCTACGATAGTACTATCTACGTTTAGTATTCCTGCTCCGTTAGAAGCTGTAAAGTCATTCTCGTCGCCTAGTGAAGAAAACTGTAAAGAGTTAGGATTGGAACTCATACCTGAAAAAAACATATGATTTTTAAAAGCTGCGACCATACTAGGATCAATAGGTGCAGTACCTAGACCATCAAATACTACGTTACCGCTTACTGATCCGCTACTTGCTGTAGATAATGTTACAGTAGTACCAGAAATACTAGAGACAGTAGAGCCTCCAGCTACGTTAGTACCAGTTACGTACAATCCAGCTACAATACCCGCAGCACTTCCTACAGTCAAAGAAGTTGAAGCTCCAGTAGTAGAACCAGTAGTTGTAACGTTAGTAGCATTACCTTTAATGTCTGTTACAGTAGTACCGTTGTACAACGAAGCAGCATTAGCCCCATCAGCAAAGATAAGACGCTCTTCGTTAGTTGTAAAGTTATACGTTTCAAAACGATAACGTCCTGCAGAGGTACGCCCAGAGTCAATAGAAGTCCAAGAGCTACCAGTACCTTTATAAACAGACGTACTTTGAGCAACTACTACACTATCATCAAATATAGCTACACCTAAAATAACAGAGGTAGCTCCTCCTACTTGTGTACTTGAGTATTTACTTGTACCACTTAAACGCCTATACCCTCCTTTAACAGAGGGTTCAAAGTTTTGTAATATAGTTGCTGCACCTACAGGCATTGTATAGACATCTCTGTCTAGTACTAAACCTCCTGCAGTAGTAACAACATACGGAGATATATATTCGGGTGCTGTTATATCAGCCATATTATGTATTCACTCCTACAAACCTCTTCGTAGTGCCTGTAATTCCTGAAGGATAGAAATAGTTTTGATGATTAAGTAACTCTACTCGCATACGTTTAATACCTTCTAGGTAATCTTTTTCTGATAGTTGCGCTCCTGCCATATTAGCTCTCATCATATATGCGTAGTATTTAGCTCTGTTAACTACTATATCATGAAATCTACTAGGAAGAGTAGGTAGATCATTGTAAGCAAGAAGGTCTGTATGTGTTTTATAATAGTCGAAAGAAACAGTGTACGCACTCTTGTCAGGTATAGGACTAAAACCATAAAAAGAATTGTCTTGTGTACGATACACATATCTAGGAAGACTGAATTGACTTGAGCTTGTGGTGTTAAGATCACCTTCACTGTGTGAATCTAGCCATTCATTATAAGAAAGATACGCTAAACGTTGAGGAGCAAAGTTTTCAGTAGTCTCAACAGTTTCTATGTCATAGTTAGCAGAATCAGTATTAGCAAAGCCAATATAAATAGTAGAAGTAGTAGAAGTAAATCTAGTAGTATTATACTCCCCATCTCCTATATTGTCAATAGATAATGTAGAATTAACTAACTGCGTCCCACCAGACGTTGTACCTATCTTAATAGTGATATCTCCACCAAAGGTACGAGTACGTACTACGTAGTCCTTACCAACTACTGTGCTAATAGCTTGTGAGATTTCTGAGGCATTTAAACGTGCTGCGCCATCTCCTCTAGCTTTTGTGTGAAAAGGACTACCTGTCACAGTAGTCCAATCACTTAGATTAGAAGAGAAACTTCCGTTAGTAATAAGGTCAACAGGAGTAAGTATAAATGAGCTAAAGTTAATTTTTCTAGAATCAGAAGGATAATCATAAAGCCTTTTACCTGCAGTAAGCTGTTGTTTAAAGCTCTTGTATAGGTAAGACCACTCTACTTCTGCATTATACACATCATGAATAGCTTTATTGACTACATTCTTTACCATCGTCTGAACACCTCTAGCAGAGGCAAAAGTAGTAGCAGTTAGCTCTACTTCGTTTAGCTCATTTAGTACACGATTAGTAAGTTCTAGATAATTTGCCATTGTTAATCCTTATACTTAGCAACTCTACCACCGTAAGAGTACATCTTACTTTTCTTTGCCATGCCACCGCCCATATAGTATTGCGGCATCTGTTTCTTCTTAGGTGAGGATGTCTTCTTGGCTGACATGTCGGCTGCACCTACTCTGCCACCGTCTTGATAAAGAGAACCTAAAATACCTTTTGCTTCTAAAATATCTCCTTTAGTAGGCTTTGAAGGAACACCTACATTTCTAACTTTATCAACAGCGCCTTCTTTTTTCGCATTTTTAAGAACTGCTGCTGAGTACTCTCTATCAAGACTTGTATCAAATTTTTCCGTATTGTTTTTTACAGGTCCACCTTTGTCCATAAAACCCATTTTATTACGCACTTGTTCAGGAAGTTTTTTAAGACCTTTTTGTTTCATAGCTGGTTTTTTCAACATGTTTCTTTTCCTTAATTAGTTGTTTTTAGGTTGCAGCAAAGACACGTACATTAGCAGTACTACCTGAAGTGTTGAAACATTCTACACGATCTATTGTATCAGCCGACCACACAGTTTCCCACGTATCAATCTCAGCCTGATGATTACTTTCATTAAACGTACCAGCCATGTCACCCATGTTACGGCTATCATCACTTCCTAATACAAACGGTACACCAGCTATTAATTTAACACAGAAGCCATTTTCTATATTAGATGCTGCTAACGTGCCACCCTCATTACAGACAAGTTGTAACTCAACAGTTTGATCTGACTCTATCCACATAAAATCAAAGTCTCCTAAGAATGTGTCATTCCATACCTCAACAAGAGAGCCAGTAGTAATAGAATACCTTTTATCAAAGTAGTGAGTTATCGTTATTGCGTCTGTAGCCGTAGTGCTTCCCCCAGTGATAGTGTGTGTATCATCATCAGGAATGTCTACGGTAAAGTGCGTAGTTAAGTTGAGGGTAGCCATTAGTTATTTGCTCCATTCTTTTTTCAGATAATTCTGAATTAAATTAGCTTTAGTAAACATGTTCTTTTGAGCCGAAACCATGTAGCTGCTTACCTCATATAAGTTGTGTAATATGTACGATTGTTCGTAGGAGATGTTAGTAGAAATCCAACCTACGATATTCTTTCGTACTCCTTTAGTAATTTTAGCTACACCGTGAGGATATATAATGGGAAAAATAGCCATTTGACCAGCTTTTAATTTCTTGGTTATTTGACCTACAGGAGTTTGTAAAATAAACTCTCCACCTTCATAATCATCTTCTAGATTTATACTAAAACCATAATCAAAGAAAACGTTATTAGATTTAGGTTGAGCTTTAAACTCGTCTATGTGTAGATCGTAGTAATCGTCTTTCTTGTATTGATTGTAGAAGTTAACAGACACTCTGGTAGGGCAATAAACACTATCCATGTAGTAGGTGTCATATAGTCTGTTAGTGACTATCTTTCTAACGTCATCAGGAATGTTAGTAGCTTCTGTATTACTTTTCATTCCTTCTTCTGATTGTGTTTGTTTGCCATCTTTAAAGTTATGTTGTTTAATGCTTTTAGAACATAACTTAATATCATCTTCACTTAGTATCTTAAAAAAACGCATGATTGTATTTCCTTTTTTTCATTTCAATATCAAATCATATTAAAAAAAGTGTAGGGTTTTTATACAGAACCCTACAAAACTGTTATAGTGTTACGTACCCGTAGATACAGTTGCTGATTCAACAGGATTAGTAGAAAT